TTTCGTTTTAAGATACGGCAGCTAGAAGCTCTCAGGCAGCAGTAACCGCCTGCTAACGGTAGTTCACAGTACCGTCAGATGAGACACCCCAGTTATCCATGGTGGGGGCCTGCATCTTCCCGCACAGCTGATACGCTCTCATCTGATCTTCTTTCAGCACCCCAACGTCGGCACGGGTCCACCACGGGGTTAGCCCCAGGTGCATTGGCCTATAGTTCTTATACTGCACCATAGCCGTAAAAGCTGGGATCTGGGTCATGGCCGCCGCCTCCATCACCGATTTCTCTTCCACAGAGTACGAGGTGGAGTTACCGTACTGCCCTGCGGAATACGACCGAGAAACCCGTTTACGGTCGAATTTACCCAGTGCCTCAGAAACCGGCCGCAGCGTCTCTACGTCCAAGCCCGGCAGGTAGTACTTCACCACCGAGTTACCAGAAATTGTTTTTGCCCCTTGCTCACCCCAACGGTCTACCAGCTGAGAGAACGACTGCGCAATCAGAATTACTTCAACACCACGACCGTTAATATCCGACATAATAGAATCCATCTTTGGGAATGCCGCGAGGTTCGGGCCCTCATCCAGCACCGCACGGAAACACGGCCACAGCCTGCCACCGTACATCTCCTGGGATAGTTCGCGTGCCGTGTTGATCAGCTCATTGGCAAACATCGAAACCAGTGGGCCAACCTCAACACCCGTCGCCGTATCAGATACCAGGTATATGGTGTTTGGTCCCGACAAGAAATCCCGCATATTAAAGGCGTGCCGCGAATCGCACACCAGCTGCTCACGGATACGTTCTACCGCCAACGGTTCCAGCAGCCCTGCAAGTGTTTGCTGGATTGAGTCGATTGTCTCACCGGCCCGTGAGTCCAGCTTCGATTCCAGGAATGAAATAACCTGTGGGCTCACATGGTGGGAGTAGGACTGTGCAATTTCCAGGGGGATGGCCGACCTCAAATTCTCGGCCCACACCATCACGTCCTCAATACTGCGCCCAGCGACCGCAGCAACATGCAAAAACCTCGCGAGAAAAGCGCCCGCCTGAGAATTAAACCAGTCTCCGTTCTTCGTACCACCCATAGGCTGCGCACCAGCCCACGCCTGAGCACGACGCTGTGCAACCTCAAAGTTTTCACACCCGGCAACGGGATTCCACATCACCCGATGTGGCCACCCTGACGTATTATCAAGATCAAAAACTAATACCTGCCCACCCGTTGTACGTTCGCGGGCCACCGCGGTAAGCATTAAAAGGTCAGACTTTGTGGATGTTGCCATTACAGCGCCGGGGGCGTCCAGCACCAGGTTCGAGGCAATCGAGGTGGTTTTACCGGCCTGAGTTGGAGCCAGCACAAGCTTCGATTCTTTCGCCTCACCGTAAACGGGTTTACCTCCGCTATACGAACTGGATCCCCCAGAAGAAGTAACTTTGCCCCCAAGTTTGCCCAGCTCCGTCACCAGCCAGGAGTCCGGCATACGATCCACAAATTCGTCAATCTGACGCTTTGATTCCGCAGGGTCCGCAGATATTGGAGGCATCGACAGTTTTGCCTTCTGCCGCGCGTTTTTTACCGCAGCATCATACCCCAAGGTCTTAGCTACCTGCGCGTACTTTACCATGTGCGGCAGGCCAGCTTTATTCCCCTGGTGTGCGCCCTCACCGAACTTATCGTCCAGTTTAATGACGATACCGGCCGCGAAAAACCCGACCACTAAAGCAGCTACAATAACCACCCAGAACATTACGCCTATACCGTGCTCACCCAGCACCCGCGCAAGATCCTGCACGTTTGTGTACCACTGACCGGTGGAGAAGAACGCGCTCACACGGGCAGCTAACCACGCGCCCACCGCCAAAATAAGAAATAAGAGCAGTACCGAAAACTTCTCTGCATTACGCATAACCTTACCCCTTCTTCAACGTCAACGGCTCAATCAGCGCGACCTTCGGAGCCTCCCCCGCCCCTTCCCGCTGAAGATGCACCACCCACACCCCAGCATCCGTCTCAACCCGCACCACAGCCTTCTTCGCATCCGGCGGGAACTCCGTATACACCGCCTGATACACCGTGTTCACCGACCCATACTGCGGGTTATAACGCTCCAACTGCTTCTTATACCCATCCGTCACCCGCGGATCCATATACAGATGCCACGTCTTCGCATCCGTTTTCATCGCAAAAATACGCATGGACGAGACCGCGAACTCAGTCGCAGTCTTCTGCTCTTCTTTACTCCACCCCGCATAAGCCCCCGGACCCGGCGAGTTCGCAGGCTCACCATAATGACCATAACGGTCATTATCCTCAGCACCCGATGAACTACCCGAGGCCCCCACCACCGGAGCCGCCGGTGAGGAAGAGCTCTGCTGCCCCGAAGAACCGCTAGAGCCCTGAGAGGAACACCCACCCAGGAACACAGCCGCCGCCAGCACACCAACAACACATGTTTTCCGCATTATTTCTTCTTCTCACTATCAGGAATGTGCAAATAATTACTGATGTTCGACGCCGGCAGCTGACGCGTACCATACGCGTGCGGAGTATCAGCGTTATACTCCTCAATCACCACGGTCTTACCGTCGTCTTTAACCTCTTTAACAACCGCAATATGACCGTACGTCGCAGACGCACCAGGGGCACCCGCATAGAAATGAGCCATTGCCCCCACCTCCGGGGTATTATCCACAGGCCAGCCCTTCGCGCGCCATGTATCGGCCCAATCACCACCGTTACCGAGCACCCTGCCATTGACGAAATTACTATTCGTGTACTTCGGCTTCTGCGGATCGGTCGCACCCACCTGCTGGTTTAACCGCCACAACGAAAAATCAGTACAGTTCACATAGTACGCACCCGTGATAGGGTTAGGGCCTTCCGCGTACCCCTTCCACGGATAATCATCATTACCGCTGGTCGAACCACCCGAGTAGCCGCTGCAACCGCTACCCGAATTTGAGCCGCCAGACCCAGCAGGTGCGTTCTGCACTGGAGCGGTATCAACCGACCCATCCGACTTACCGCCGACTTCGTCCCCGTACACCCGCTTATAAAAATGATCATGCAGCACGTGAATTCGTTTAACATACGTCTGCGTTTCCTCGTACGGAGGAATACCCCCATACTGCATAGGACCACCAGGGCCAGCGTTATACCCAGCCATCACCACGTCTTTCCAGTCCTGCCCCGACGACTGGATAGTTGGTTCCAGCTGTTTCTTCAAGTCTCGTAAGTACTCACCCATCGCCCGGATCGACGCATGCCCATCACTCTGCGAAGCACCATGACCATACGTCGCCCAGGTCTCTGCCGTGAACTGCGTGAGGCCAGAGGCATTCGCCTTATTCGGGCCTAACCCCGCGTTCCACCGTGACTCAGCCTCAATCTGGGCAGCAATCCACGACGTTGGAATACCAGACACCTTCGACGCATCAATAACATCCTGCTCATACTCCTGAGGGATCAACCCACCCACACCCGAAGTCTCACCCTTATCATCGTAATCCACCGGAATCACACCATAATACGGAGCAGGACGACCATCCGGGCCTTTCTCACCTGGGGGTGGCGGGGTACTATTCGGCTCACCGCGCACAGCAGTTTCGCCGGATGGTTTCCCCGGCGTGCATGCTGCTTGTGCAGCCTGATTATTGCCAAAAATAATAATCACTACGAGGACGGGAGCAAATATAATAGCTAGTACTACGACTAGGACACCAGCAATGATGAGGCCAGTTGAGCCGTTATTCTCTTCATCCATCTGCTGACCTCTTCACTAGCTATTCTTCACAAAACGGGTATCTGTATTGTGCAGTCGCCCTAAGGTAGCAGGTTTAGGGGACTGGATCGGTATACCTAGTGAATCTCCTACCTTCCACAGTGCTTTACCGGCACCTGCAAGTACTTTCTGCCCGCCCTTATTGACTCGACCATCAGATCCTTTAAATTCTGAATGCTGCTCCAGCCCTTGGGCACCTGACATAAATCCGGTCACCCATGAAGCCTCAGTATCCTCAATCTTCCGAATAGTGCTCAATGCGTCTAGGTCAGCTGATGTCATGGCCATCAACACCCACAATCCGCATTTTTCGATCAGCGAGTGGGCGATCTTCTGGTCTGCTTCGTTTGCGAGCATCAAAAAGTCTTTGGGCGAGTGGGTTATTTTCCATTCCCCCACACCGACTGAACGGTTTGTACGGGATAAGCGGTCCACTTCCTGCACCATGCCGTCAGCCATACGCACCGGGTACCAGAACTCATCCATTAAGGAGGAGTACCCGTGCCACGTATACTTTGGCACATACACCTGCCCGTCAGCGGCAGCTTCTTCCGCAATGCGTTTTTCATGCTGGGCCAGTTCCCAGTGCGCATCGATCGCGTTCATCCCTAAGCGCCAGGTAGACATCATGACCGCAGAGATCATCCGGTCTAGGCTATCTGGGATGGATGAGGAGTCGAAGCAGAACCCACCGGGGTTACCCGGGTTAATGCTCACACCTCTATCAGAAAAAACTGTCGACATCTCGCCGTATACTAGAGCTGAGAGGGAGCGGAACAGCTCAGAGTATGTTTCTTTAAACTCTCTAGAAGACCCGAGCCCGGAAGCATAGAGCGCGTTATCTGAGGGGTTATCGAAGAAGTACAGCAGGTGCTTCAGTGATGGGGCCTGCTCGTTATCCATCACGGTTTCAACCGCGAGCTTGATAATAGTCGCTTCCGAGTCTGAAATGCTCTTATCACGGCCGCGGTTAATACGCACTAGCGCGATCACGTTATGCACAATATTAGTGATCGCGTCTGCACGCATTGAACGCCCTAAATCGCCCCCAATGTATGCCCCTGCTGACGCTAGCGGCCCGGGATCTAACGGGTTAATTTTTGTATTATTATTGCGAATACCGATCTGGAAGACGTCAGCTCCAATAGCGCGCGCAAAGTCAGCCCACTCACCCTTGATCGGGTCGAAAATAGCCAATGGGCACCCTGTGGCGTTGACCGAGGCCGCAACCAGACCAGATATTGATGATTTACCAAATCCGTTTAGGCCAAACACCATCGCGGATGGAGCCGTGATAGCGTTTGATTTATACAGTGACATATGATCCATTGCCACTGCCGAACCAGAGGTCAGGTCGTACCCAATGGGTGCTCCTAGCCGCGGCCTAGCTGTACCGGTGATAAAGGGGTACAGCCCAGCGTTATCCCAGTTAGATTCCAGCCACATACGCGGGGCGGCCAGCTGGTCCCAGGCGCCGCCGCCTACCCCATGCTGTCCAGCCCTACTTATTTTGGGTAGCGGGTCAACAACCGCTGTTGCTGAACGCTGTTTCTTCTTTTTGGATCGAGAAAAAATACCCATGCCTATGCGCCGTCCCCTTCTTGAGCGCGGGCGGAGGAGGACGACCCACCCTTGGTTTTAGCGCTGCCTTTCTGATTTGTATACTCGGGGTTGAAAAGCCACGGCCGTGATGAGTACACCCAAGGGAACAGCCCTATTGGGAGGGTCTGGTGGAATGCCGCGTCTGCAGCGTAGTCAGCGAATGTCCAGCGCATACCGCCCATGAGTCCTTTGAGCTCATTTTCTGCTGCACGTTTAGCTTTGCGGTTTGGCTCAAATGTTACTGTGATCATGAGTGCCCACTCGTGAATCATTGCCCCGCGTGACATCTGGTCCATTGTGTGCCCGATCGCTTTTGCTTTCTTTGTTTCAAAAACCGTCACACGTTTACGAGAGGTATTTTCGGTGGTGGAGTTACGTGATGCGCTGTCGATTCGGGTACGCTGCGCTGAAACGGGAATCGGGCGGTAGAACATCGTCACACGTTTCCGCAAAAAGTGGCGAGAAGGAGCAAACAGGCGCTCATAAGAGCGTTCTGTGATCTTTGACGGGTCAGGCACCGTCATCATCACCGTCATTGACGCCACACCATCATGAAGCACTACGCGTTTATCTGTAGCGTCTGTATATTCAGGGCCGGAGCCAGCAAAAGTGCGCACGGCATCAATACCGTAGTGGAGTTCCCGCTCCACTTCACCTGTACGATGCGGGTTGTATGCCGTGTACATCATGTCGCCATACTCGGCGTCGCTCATGGCGTGGATCTGCCCTGCTCCTGAAGCAGATAGGGCTGAAACATGCCGTGGTATGCGCGATACTATTTCTGCCAGCGCACCGTCAATATCGTCATCTAGGGATGAGAGGCGCCAACCCAGTGTGACATAAGAAGTAACTTTTGACACACGTGCAGGAAGCGCTGCGGCGGCTTCACGAAGGATTTGCTGCGCCACCTGTGGTGAGCGCGCATCCACCGTGTCCATGATGGCCTCGGCCATGGGCAGGGAAGACTCAAGGATGGAATCCACCGTGACGGATGCACCGCGCAGGCCCCCTTCGGAGGCGAGCGAACCCAGCCAGTTCGCGAAAGAACCTACCTGGTGGGTTGTGGAGTCTTGCGGCTGCATATTCGTGCCTATGGGAGCACACGCTAACGTCACTGACGCCATGCCTACGCTCTTATGGTGCAGCAGCTGAACCGGTGCGCCTGTACCATCAATGCTGTTGACTGTGTTGATGGTATGCAGGTACCCGGGGAGCCCCAATAGCTCTTCAGAGGTGCGTCCTGAAAAGTGGGAATTCACGAAGGTTGCTTCCCCGGTGCTGACGTGCCGTGCATGCCTTAAGCTACGTAATATGCGAGCCGCCAGCGTCAGGTCTGCATCTCCAAAGGGAATTCCGAAAATAGCCAGCCCGAGGAACATACCCAGCAGGAACACCAGCCCAGGTATTAGGTATCCCAAAAGGATAATCATCATAGTGGCCACAACTGTGCCCAGCCCGATCACGAATGACCGCACCGGCAGCCAACCGCCTATGCGCAGAGAACCAACGCGGATAGAGTTACCGTACTGTGGGTTGCTCATACTATCCTTCCTTCTCTTTACTGACCGTCACGGTCGATATGTGTCTCGTCAAGGAATGTATCCCCAAGGTTCGAGTTTGGGCCGATTTGGTCTAGCCGTTGATGCCATTTAAAGAAGGCATCAGCGAAGGACTCAGGGTTATTTTCTTGTTCCCTTGTTCCCTGATAAGCCTGCTGTTGCTGTTGCTGGCGTTCAGGAGGCGGGGTGCGGTTTTGTTGTTCGCGGTGGTGCGGCTGCGGCTGTTCCTGATATTCCTTCGGAGGGTTCTGGCGTTCAAAAGACTTGTTGTTACCCCCGCCGCCGCCCTTATTCGACTCCTGGTCATCGGAATTATGCTGGTTGGGGTCATGATGCTGTTTACCGTCACCGCCACCTCCGCCTCCTGGATCCTGTTTTTCGTTACCAGGGTCCAGAATAAAGTCGTCAGGGTGCGTTTCGTCCGGGTCGGGCTGCAATTCCTCTGAGCCGGGGCCACCGCCTGATCCCCCGCCGGTGCCAGTTCCCTCGGGGTCAGTATTAGAATTGCTGATTGGGCTACCGCTAGATCCCTGGCTGGTTGAGCCACTGGGCGTATCGTCTACCGGCATCAGGCCGCTTGAACCAAGGGTCTGGCCGGAGTCGATGGTCATTCCACCGCCGCCTCCGCCACCCGCGTTGGCGGCGGGGTTTTGGCCGACGATTGTTTGCTGAATGTCTTTGAGATTTACTTCCCATAGATTGTGGCCTCGAGAATACATCTGATAGTTGCCGAACTTTGAGCGGAGCGTGAGAATACCACTGTCGTCGGCACTAATAATCAGTTTGCCCCCAGACACATTAACAGTCTGAGAATTCTGCCCAATACTCCCGCCATTACCCGGAGTGTTTGCACTAATACCGCCCTCACCTACACCGCTAGTGTCCTTTCCGGCAATAATGTTCTTAGCCTGAGTATAGCGATTGGAGTAACGACCAAGAACACCGTTAGCCATGATGTCAGAATACATCTCATTAAGGCCTCCGCCACTGTAGTGGTTTGCGACCTGAAAAGCGTAACGTGGACCTTGGTGATAGGCGACGCACCAGAGAATAAATGCGTCCGTATCTGTGTCGGGGTTAATCCCATACTGTTTAGCAACACTGAAATAGTTTTCAAGGTCCTTAACGATCTGGTCACCCTGAATATCCTTGCTCGCATTAAGCAACGGCTTGAGACTATCGCCTACAGGGCGAGACAGGTAATAGGTGTTCCACGAGGAGTCAGACTCAGGCACGGACTCGAGCCGAGACCTAAACCCGGCGTCCACTCGTCCATACTCGGCCGCGTGAGCGCCGCGCATTCGATTCAGAATTGCCGCAGCGCGAGTGCCATACCATTGCGCAATTCCGACGGTAATTGGGTCATTGTAGTTGATTGCCGAATAGTCCATAGACGACTCAACCTGACCAATAGCCTTAATCGCAACTTTTTTGGCTGTTGCGTCCCATGCCATAGTTCCTCCAACAGAAATAGCCTGCCCCAATTCTATCGGGGCAGGCCACTCCTGTCTACTCACCAGATTTTGTAGGTCATGTTTACCTGGTAGGTCTGATTTGCTGAGAGAATATCTCCTGCGTAAATTCCTCCTGTCTTGGCAACATATAGGTATTTATACGTTCTGTCGTTTCCAATAATGGGTGACATGACGCCATCGTACGGGCGCGCCCACCCAGGAATACTCATTAGTCGACCATCGTATCCCACATTATTTGTTCCAATCTTGAATGTTCCCTGAATGTAAACCCAATCCCTATCGCGCTCGCACGTGAGGTAGTTGTAGTCCTTTGCCACAGTACCGTCAGACAGCGTGTGCAGAGCCATCGCCGGAGGGTTGAACCACGACGACCCACCCTTGAGCCACACCTGAAAAAGCTCCTTGACGTGCGTGTACCCCGAGGCAGTCATGTGCACATTATCGGGCCCCTGGTCCCAGGACTTGGCTTGCTCGTCTCCCCAGTGCACCCATCCACGAGAACCCTCGCAGACAACAGCACCATAAGGCTTGCCAGCGTTAACAACCTCGAAAGTACGAGACACACAAGATCGTGCCATCTGAACATATTCGTTAAGACTGGATTCATTAAAAATTACGGGGAGAACTCGAATGTCCGCGTTAGGGAAGTACTGGCGCGCAAGCCTGAAAAATGTTGACGCCTTATCGCTCACGGAATTCTGTGCCCGAATATCATTCAGTAGATCAATCACGAAAAGGTATTTAGTCTTGCGACGCTTTTCCTCAGACATTCCTTGCTTGGCATTATCCAACTGTGTCAGGAAATTATTGTCAGACGTCGAAGTAAACCCGCCGCCACCAATCGCATACACATTCGGATTCAGCCCCAGTTCACGACAAAGCGTCTCAGTCCAACGGCTCGCTTCAATTGTGGCATTCGACGAACCAATGACAACGCCCTCCGTGAGTTTCGGGTCCTCGAGGAAGATATCGTTAGCCTCGGTCTTCGTGTAGTAGGCCGGGAAACGATTGTCGAAGTCCCTGCGCTGTTGGTCCAATTTACCCTGAATCTCTGTCTGAAACTGAGTGTTCTGGGCCTTTAGCGCGTCTCCCCACGCCTTAGTTGTAAGCGTAACCCGCTTACCGGCAGGCGACTTAAGTGGTGCTTCAATGTAATTGCCGTCAACTTCGCGGAATTCGGCGTCAATAAGGCGCCGCTTGAAGTCCTCAATCAGAGACTCGAGCGCAGTTTTCTTTGCATCCAGTTCCTTGTTCCAGCCTGAATGAGTCTTCTCAACCTCAGTAATGAAATTGGTGACCGTCTCATTCAGTTTGGCGATAATCTTGTCCTGTTCCTCGCCAAAGGAATTCGTGAACGTAATGACGTCAATGACGCTAGAGCGAATTCGCTCAAGCACGTCAATATATGTAAGCCCGTCACGATAAGTAAACGGTGTAATGTTGTTAACCGACCGCGACTGAACACGCCAAAGCGCCTGGTCAATAGAGCCGATAATGTCGTCACCAGTAGCCATAATATCCTCCAAGCCCTAGTCCGAGAGAGTATCCATTAATTAGTCCTCCGGGGGTGTGAGGCATGTCCGTGTCCCACAATCCCATGAAAAGATCACTCAGTTCTGCGATCACTAAATCGTCAACGTTAAGTAGTGTTCCCCGATAATCTGCAATTGCACGAGCCTTAGAGCCTGAATACCCCCACGAATTCGAGTGCTGATTATTGACGTAGTTGCTACTTGAAGACGACGTGCTATCCGACTCGTTACGAGACGTGGTGTCACCTGACGTGCTCGCGTCGCTGATACTCGTAGCATAGTCCCCATCGCCCGCAAGGCGTGTCTGAGGGGTGTCCGAGCCCACGGTGCGCCCCTTGGACTTGTTGGTGCCACTACCGCTGCCAGTCTGGTGGTTGATCCCGGAGTTCTGGGACTTGCCGTCCTGGCTGGTCTCGCTGTAGTGGCGATTGCCTTCAAGCGGGTCCGTGTTTTGCAGTTCAGCCAGATACATCCGATTATACCGGGGCATAATCAGTTCCATCTTAAGGCTTAACCGCCAGATAAAGATATCAATTGTCTCGTGTGCAATCTCCTGAAGCCAATAGGTCTTCTTAATCCGATCATTCAGTGTTTTCCTGTATGCTTCGTCGAAGATCGGATAATCATCAAGGCCAATATGGTCATCAGTAATCCGCACAACTTCACGAAGCATTATAGTTGTTACCGCCATCGTCACCCCCATAGGTTGTCAAATTAGAACTAGCAAGATAGTCATTAAGGTTCGGTGCAGCATTGTCGTCTACAGCCCAATAGCATGACACGTTAAGACCAAATTTCTCATTAATCTGTTCGCAAGCCAACTCGCGCGGCTTCATAAATGACTCACGAGATGCGAGAACCTGCCCCGAATTAGCGGCCGCTTCTTCAACCACCATGCGCTCACGCTTTTCAGAATTCACATTCATAATGCCGAGCATTGTGAGTGCTTCTCCCCAAATCTTGGACTTAGACTCCATGTGCTTGATCGAGGAAACAGCACCCGCACCAGCATTCTGGTTAAGTGGAAACACGCCGATCGTGTTGGCGAGATTATCCATACTCATATTCTCAGTGCCCCACACAACGGGCTCACCATCATAAATCTTAGAAATAAGATTCTGGATAGTGAGACGCTGGTCCTGCGAGCACGCAACGATCATCGGGTTGCGCTCATTCAACAAGTCAATCTCGATTGTCCTGTCAATCTGAGCAAGCCGCGCAGCATAGGAGAGAACAACGTCAATTTCAGGCTCCCGAACCTGGTTACCCCAGATACACACCGACTCCGAAGCGCTCACCTCACGAGAATAAACACCATTACGGGTAACGCGATATCCCGTGGGATTATCCTGAATGTCCAGCGGTCCCGAGATTGTTGCGGGCATTGCCATAAACAATTCGAAGAAACTGTCCCAATAGAATACTGAGTATCCATTATTGAAGATAGTTGCTTCAATAAACCGTGGGTCAATCCCATTAGGCAGTCCCTCCCAAGTAAACCGGGAAAGGCACTTGCCCATTAACTGTCGCCGGTACATGTGCTCCAACTGCATCTGCCGTGCTTCGGACGAAGACGGGGGAGACGCCATGATTTTCTTGTAGATACCGTTAAGCACATAATCCTTTTTACTCACTAAGGGTCACCCTAACTGTCTTGTCAATTCGATTGTTGCGAACGTTGGTGTTACCAATTCTCTGAGGGGAACGCCAGACGGTAACGCCCTTTTCGAAAATTCCTCGCACACTAGCCTTGAATCCCTCAGGGATAGTTGTGTCAACCAAATAGCACTCGGCCATCTTCCAATATGTAAACTCGGTCATAAGGCTAAGTGTCTTCGGGAACCTAATCCAAGTATTCATTAAATACCCATACCTAAGCCAGAAATCGCCAATACTACGCATAGCGGCCGGCGAAACACTTCTAATTCTAGCATCAATCACCAGACCATTCGAGACCATGGCAGACACATACCCTGACGTCTGTCCGACAACAGACGGCGGAATAACCTGCATGTCCTGACGCTGGCCGTTAATCGATGCGATGGCCGCCTCATAATCCCCATTAGCTGCAAACTGCGCCAGTTCATAGTTAGTATCCCGCACAGTCCTTTGCTGCTGCTGAGAAATCTGCGAAGCACCACTAGCCAACTGATTCTGAATATTCGCCGTCGACTGTGCCTGAGAATTATTAATCATCGCAGACACCCCGGCCGTAGCCGCCTGACCAATACCAGCACCGGCCGCCGAACCATTCAACCCCATAACACCGCCAAGCGCTGTCATGGCTCCCTGAGTAGCCTGAACAGTAGCCCTCATATTATTATAACGCGACTGAGAATCCGCCATAGCAGAATTACCCCACATAGAATTCTCAGCCCCAGCCTGAGTCGCAGCAATACCCGCATTAGCAACATCACGCGCCGCCGTCGCAGCACGCTGAGCACGCTGCTGCTGCCACTTCGCGTTATTCACCTGAGCCGCCGCCGTGTGTGCCGACGAAGCAAGTGCGTTCAGCGAGGAATTGTTGACGGCCGAGAATGTGGGGAGAGACGTGTATCCGGTGCACATATCCCAGCCCTCACCGTACTCGTTAGTCACCTTTCCTGCGCGGCGCTCAACAATCACGGATTCTGTGATTGTGTTGTAGTCTCGAATGGTCAAGAATAGTGAAGGATTGGGCGGGGCAACATGTGCATACTGATTAATATTAATTCCCGCCGTACGAATGGATTCAGGCCTAAATTCAACAGGGTTGCCAGAGTACGTTGTTAACTCAACAATGCAATATGGTGACGTCACAAATTTCTTAAGTTCCTGATATTCCTTGGGAAGCAGTGAAAGAAATTCGTTCCTAAAACTGGCATCAGTAAGTGAATAGTTTCGGTTAATATATACACTATGATTGGTTAGCCACGTCCACTTACCTGTGCCACTGTCTTTCCCAACGTCAACTTTAGTTCCACCAAAGTCAACAATATCTTTGGGGACAATCGTGATTGACCCAATCCCTTGCGCGATCCAGGGATAATTTTTTAAACCCAACATTCCTTGGCGGAAATCTTTGTATGTACAAACATATATCTCGACTCCATTGGGCAACCCCTCAGCGTTGCTAGGGTCGGCCATTGAAACGCGGGGATTGTTTGCATCACCATATCCATTTTCAACGTCAAGGTTGACAGTCGACGTAACAATGACGCTATAGTCATTATTTGTGATATCCGCAAGCATGCGCCGGTAGGTTCGGATAATTTGGTGCTCAGACCCCATATCCAATCCCTCAGGTTGGGTCAACCAATTCTTTCCGTAGTTATCGAAAGAATCAGTTGCCGCAATGCCCATATGCCCGCGCTCAAGGTAACTGCGGCCAAAGTTGATACGCTGATAATAGGTGGTCCAAACATCAAGTTGAAGTGTCAACTGCGTGGTATTGGGGGCAATGTAGTCAATGCTGGTAATAAAATAGAAAAACACGCTAGGCGTGTAACCCTCAAAACCAATGTTATTAACCGGACGTCCCGGATTCTCAACCATCACATAGTTATACTGATTCGCCTTAGTGAACGGCGTAGGAATACGAATCGGCTTACCCTGAGCAAGATAAGTCATCTGATTAATCTCAACCTTATGTAGGTTGTTAAACGATTTGACATAGGCGTAAGGTGTGTGGCCATACGATTTCCAGTCAACAATGTCCCGATAGGTGTTATCGAAAGGCACATTAACCATCGTAATAACCGAGCCAGCAGACCACACAGAATAGTCAAATGAAAGACCCGCTCTAGTCTCAGGTGGCATAGCATAAATTTCAGACATATCATCCTCCTTCAACGCAAGTATAGCAGAACCGGGCGCCCATTGGACGCCCGGTTCTGTATTGATTCAGGTGTTACTTCTTAACCTGAATGCTAATCTCCTTGTTGAGCGGCTTATTGCCATCCTCGCCCTTAGTATCAACATTCACACCAAGGGTAAGGAACGCCTCAGGCTCGTCGGGCCCGATAGTAAGAACACCGTCATTAGAAATCTTCGTTCCCTTAGACTTGGCATTCTTGAGATACCAGTCAGTGGCATAACCCTTATTCGCGGGCGCCGTCTTCCACTGAATAGACGTCTGACGAACCGCCCCCGGAGGCATAATCGTCGACTGAGTGCCGTCCGGCTTACTCACAAGCAGTGTAGTAATCGCAGCATTAGTCTCGGCCTTAGGCGTCACCACAACCGTATTCGGCTTAGTCCCGAACGCAATAGCCGGGGTAAACGGCGAAGCGCTCATGACCGACCAGTGATGCAGCCAGAAATTATCATAAAGGCCCTCGGGGTTAGAAATACTCCGGTTCTCAAGCAGAATGTCCTTAATCACGAAGAACTGTTTGCTGGTCAGAATAGCCGACGTATCAGCCATCCCCAGCGCCTCACCCGGGACCGTGATGATGTGAGACGGTGCCTCGGCATCACTACGGTTAAACGCCGCAGACAGAGATGTCACGTCAACGTTCGCCTTAAACTCGGGCGTCGCAATAAGAACTAGGTCCTCGGGGCGCGCGAACGAGTGCACAGCGGCACTGTTAAATGCAGGTGTCGGGTACTGCATCTTATTCGCAGCAACCCTAAGCGCCTTGAGTGCAGCGTCGACCTTAGCCTTATCCGGCTCAAACGAATTCATGTCAGAAATCTGCATGCGGTAGAAGCCGAACTTATCGTCGAAAGTCTTGAACAACTTAGTCATGCTAAGGAACTCAGACCACTGGTCAGACGAGGCGGCCACGGCCATAATCTGAGAAATCATCTCAGAAAGGCCGTTGTCCGAAAGGAATGCTCGACGAAGCACGTCACGGTTAACCGTGATCTTAAACTTTTCCTTGCGGTTAATCGTGTGGAACGCGCTCTTGGACGGTGGCGGGGCCTGCCCGAAAACGTCGCGCTCAAGATAGTCGC